TATTTGAATACAGACTATTTTTGAATTGTCGTTTGTTACAAGAACTTTAGCTTCTTCTTTAGCTATCTCACACACTTCTTTTTTTGTGTAGCTGCCAACGTGATAATGGTCAAATTCATTGCCGTTAGCTGCACTAATTGTTAATTGAACCCATAATAATACCCACATTACCAGCGACCTTGCTTGCTTCCCCAGAAATAAAATAACCCAAATAATAAAGCTGCACCAACACCAAAGATAATTGAGCCTATTGCAAAATTAATTACACTATCAATTTGTTGTTGTTTTCTATATACTTCGTCTCTCCGTTTTTTTCGCATCTGTGCCTCTATTGCCAATAATTCTTCGTACCCAGATTTTCCGTAATGCCAGGTAATTAGCTCCTTCATTTCAAGGCGCATGGCCTCTAAACGTTTTTTTTGAGCGAAAATTTCTAAAGCATTTTCTTCATCTGAACCTTTAAAAGTTTTTTTCCAGAAGGGTGGATTAAGTTCTCTTTGCTCACAATTATTAAAATCTGAGAAAGCTTTTCCCCATTCATTAAGCTGCCCTGCACAGTCGGCTAAATCACGCCCTGCACTTACGGTTGCCTTAATTGCCTTAAATGCGCCTGTGGCAAGACCTACACAGCTTATAGGGTCAAGCATTAGACCTTAGTAAGAATAGAAACCAACATTAAGATCATCGCGCCAGCACTACCAAGAATAACCATTTCCACCCTTTGTATTCTTGCCATCATTTGTTTCCAGCGTTCATCAAGTTGAGTTTCCACTTTTACTACCCTTTTATCCAAAGATGCTAATGTTGGTTTATTCATATCAATATCCGTTTGCTACTAACTTAGAGAAATCGCCACTCATAAGTTTCTTTTTAACATATTCTTGAAACTCTTGCGATCCTATATTTGCACCACACTCTTTAGCCCACATTTCTGCAATGACAAAAGGGATAGAACCAGCTAACCGCATTTCGCTGTTAGGGTTGTGACCTTCTATGTTTCGCTCCTTGTTAAAATCAAGTATGCGCTGCACGTCCTGAGAACGCTTTACAACAAGCTTTCCATCTTCTGTGTGGTAAGAGGTATTTAATACTGTATTGCTCATTCTGGTGCTTCTCCACCTTCCCACGCTTCATTTACGTCAGGGGTATCAAGATTATCTCCGATTAGCTGCCCTTTATCGTTTCGCGCTCGTTTAGGTTTTTTTGCTGTTTTTACTTCTTCTGCAAATCCGTTTTCAATAAATGTTGCAGCTTCTTCTTCACTAACCTCAACAATATCACCCATGTTTCTAGCTTCTTCATCTAAAAATGGCTGGCGATCTGTAGTAATTTTTATTTTCATATAAAACTCCATTGGTAGAGGGGCATTGCTGCCCCTCTTAATATTATGATGCGTTTATATCTGCAACAACACCGTGTGCTTTCTGTGAAGTCACCTGTAAGCCATATTCGCAAGAAATAAGGCGTCTTTCTGACAGCCCTGTTTTCGCTAATGGCTCTTGCTTTGCTGTTTGTAGATAAGCAACTTCCGCGTAGTTTGGATCAAGAACAAAAACATCTGGTGTATAATTTACACTAGACACTGTTCTTACACGCATATGACGGTTTGGCACTATCTGAAGCTCACCAAAATCAGAAATATAGACGTCAATAGCAGCATTTAGTTTGCTATCTTCAGCTTCTTTAAAGCGTGTTGCGTTACCAGTAAAAGTTGATATTTTTTGCTTCTGTGCAGAACCACACATAACAATAGTTGGCGTAGCACCAGAACTCCAACAATCTGCAATTACAGATTTAAGAAGTGTCTCTGTAATAGGACGCAAAGTCCCATCTGTTGCTGCTGCGTTTACATGACCACTTTCACCTGTTCCAGATGTAGTACCATTAGCACCACCTGAACCACGCGATACGTTAGAAGTAAGGTAAGCTGGTAGCCCTGCTGTTTGTCTAGCAGTACCAGAAGAGCCCACAGCGGCACTAACGTTACTAAGCAACATGGCTTCCATGTCTCTTTTTAACTCGCTTAATTTGTAAGCTACTTGCTTTGCAACAGTTTGTGCATTTGCCACACCATTTACAGCCTGGTTAGTTGAAGATACTTCTACAACTTTAGCTGAAATCTGTGTGTAACCACCTTTACGAACAGCGTTAGTTGGTGCTGTGTTGGATAGTCCTACATCACCCTCTATCTGCCTGTTTGCGCCAGTAGCCGCCAGGTCAACTTCACTCCACTCAAAGTAAGTGTTGTCAACGTTGCGTGTGCCAATAGCAGACATAAAAACAGTCTCTGTTGGCGAGATTGAGGCCATAGCAGAAGCTAAATCCTCTCTTATTGTAGAGACATCATAAGTCTCATTTGTATTTGCTGTAACAGCCATTGCTGTATCCTTTCATGCAAAAGTTAGTTATTCATAAGAAAATCTGCAACATCATCAATGCTACCAGTTCTTCTCATTGCTGCCTCTGCTTTTTTAGCTTTGGATACTCGTCCAGAATTTGCCGCACGTTTAGCTGCTGGTTTGACTACTGGCCTAGCGCCTTCGGCTTTTTGTTGAGCCTTGCCCTTGTTAGCCTGTAAATCTCGCCATTTTAACGCATCATTTAATATACGGACTTCTTCAGCAGTTTTAACAGTTCCGATTTGTTCATCTGTTAAATCGTAGTGTTTTTTTGCTTTAGAAGACATATCTTGAATAAACACGTTACGCTTCTCAGGATCAGCAAATTCAGGCATCCATTCCGACAAGCGTTGCGCCTGTTGTTCTAGAAACTGATTGTTCTGCTGTTGCCTTTGTTGCGCTTCTTGCTGCGCCACATAATTAACCTGTTGGTCAAATTGTTGACGCTTGTCTACGGCACGACGATATTCTGCCTCTTTCTCTAAATAACCTAGAGGGTCACTAGCTTGTAGCTCCTCAGACGGATATTCAGGAATAGACGGAACATTGCCATTCTGCACTTGTTGTACCATCTGCATAAGCATTTGGCGTTCCTGGGCAATTTGTTGCTGTTGCTGTTCTAATGACTTTTTAGTTTCAGCAGTGTCAGCCATGCCCTTTTGGATATACTTTTGCCCTGAATAGCCACGTTTAAGTTCATCCAAGGTTACCTGTTTTTCCGTTCCGTCAATTTTGACGGTGTATACAGGCTCTCGTTGAGCTTCGTCCTGTTCAGCTTCTTCGTATTCCTCACCCAAATCATCTTCGTTGGCTTGGGCTTCAACGTCATCCTGTACTTCTTCTGCATCTTCTATTGTTTCGGTCTGACCGTCATCAGTTGCCTCCACAACTTCTTCTGTAGATTTCTCAGGATTATTTGGCGTTTCTATAATCAAATTATCGGCAACCGCCTGTAAATCATCGCCGTTGATGGGGTTAGTCGTTTCCACGGTGCTTTCCCTTCCCTCTTATGAGCGTGAGAGCGTCTATATCCGCTTGTAGTTCACGCTGGATTGCATTTAACGCTAGTATCATACTATGCGCCTTTTCACGCTTTTCTACTTCCGTAGCCGCGCTATTCGCAAAAACATTCATTTGTTGTTCTCGCAAATTCTGCATGGTTTTCATAAACCACTCATTCTCTAATAACGATTTAGACCGTTTGGCCTTTTGCTCAATATCCAACGCCCATTCCCATCATTTGTTCATTATGTGGTCTGCTTGCGTCTTGTTCTGCTTTAATACTAGCCGTGTCTACAGCAGTACCGTATTTACCTAAAATCTCAGCAACTTTAACAGCCAAATCTTGCACCATTTCATCCCTGGATAAATCGTCATCCATGCCTAATTTGTGCATTTTATACTGCATATCCATTTGAGCTTTAGACATATCTACTTGGGCTTTTGTTTGCGCTTTCATTGCCTCTGTCTGCATAAATGCAGCATTTGGATCAGGCTGTTGTCCTTGCATCATTTGTTGTTGCTGCATCATTTGCTGCTGTTGCATCATCATTTGCTGTTCTACTTCAGGCGTCATTGGCATAAAATAACGATCTGCATTTCTTACACCACCAATAGCCAACATGTCAGCCATTGTGTTTCTCATTTGTGTGAGCGTTACAATTCCATTGGTAGCACCATATGTATTATAAATTTGCTGTTGAATGGCAAACGCTTGCTGTAATGCTGCCATACGTTCATTCTCACGCCCTGTACCTATGCCTACATTTACACTTAAATCCATGTCTGTTTCCCAAGCTGCTGGATTTACAGGTACAAAAGAACCATTTAAACGCATCATTTCTTCACCGTCTGCGTTTTTAACCATTAGCTCTAGCATTAATGAAAACAGTTGTTTCATGCCACCTTCAGCAAAGTTCCTTGCAATTACTTCTGCTTGGCCTGTTTGACCTTCCATAGAAGCAGCTACCGCTGTTGCTGTAGAGGATTTAAGCACATCAGGGTCTAGCCCTTGCGCCATTTTAGAAACGCCAGTTTTGTTATCTACCAATTGGTCAAAATACTGCAACGCTGGTAATGTGCTTCCAGCAGTAAATGGTACAGACATTTCACTTATCGCACCAGGTTGTTTTACTCTTACAATGCGCCCAATTTCGTTATTTAAAAGGTCATCAACGGCTACCTGACCATCCATAATTTGAAGACCAGGATTGTTTGTTAATGCAACATTATCTAAAACACCACGTAGCATAGAAGTTGCAGCATCTTGGTCATCCATTACTAAATCAACTAAGCTTGTACCGAAAAATGCGTGTGGCTCTGGATCACACTCAAATATAGCATATGGTGCATTATCAGCTTCATAAAAGTTTAATACTTTGTAGATAGAGCCAGCACATATAAACTGATACAATTTAGGTATTCCAGTACCCTCAATATCTAATTCCATATATGCCTGGGTAACGGTTATTTTCTTTGAAGCTGTAGTAATATTTTCATCACTATCTTCATCTATAGAGTACCCTCTGCGAGCAAATTCTGCTTCATCATCAACAACGCTGTATTGACCACCTTCTAGACCATCTAAGTCTTCTAGCCTAAAACCCATAGCCAACAAATCACCTACACGCATTTCTGTGCTGTGACCACAAATATAGAAATTATCTATTCCACGAGCATTACGATCTACAAAGAAATCTTCTGGTGGTACGCTTTCTATACAAATATCACCCTTGGGAATTGTTCTTGATATTTTTACATCATGCTCTGGAACTTCTATGTCTATGCCCATGTCATCTACACTGATGCTCATACGCATTTCATGTTCTATAACTTCTACTTCATCATCTTCTACCAACAACGCAAAAGCTTCTTCACTTAAATTAGTAAAAGTGTGAATTTCTTGGTCTGTTTCTTCATTATAATACACATATGCAATGCCAGTTTTCTTAACTAAAGCATCTTGGAAAACGTCATTTAAAACTTTATATCCATCATGCTGCTGAAACTTATATGAAATATAAGAAGTAGCCTGTTCAGCTAATGCTACATCTTCTGGCCCTCTAGGAACAAATTCTACAGGTTTGTCATTTGTTAAGAAAATACGTTGAATAGATGGTTTTATGCCACGAACTACTTCTCTGCATTTTGTAGCAACACATTTAGATCGTCCATCCTCATGCCCTATATCTACTTCACCATCAAAATACCTTTGTGATTTAATCCTTCTTGGAGATATTTCAGCCTCTATGAAATCCACAGCATCCTCAATAGCTTTGGAAACAATGCTTTCAATTTGTGTTTGATCTAATGGCTCTAATCTCATTGTGGCATCCCTTCAGCCAATAATCCAATTCCCTGTCTAATCGGTTCTTCAAACACTGGAGACAAAAAGTCTGCGCCAATATTTGCGCTTTCACGCTGCCCTGCCCTTGCCCCTGCTTTTTTAACTAAAGGAGTAATTTTATTTACAAACTTTTGAAACTCTGCAATGCCTCTTTCATCTTTTATTGCCCTTAAAACTATTTGAGGATTTGTAGAAACTAGAATATCTGCAATCTTAGCACGTTCTGCGTTTGATAAATCTCTGCTAAAACTGTCAACAAATTTTCTAGTTATGGATAAAATAGAATTAACATCACCACTTATTGCTGCCATACTTTCGGCTGGTGTTACACCTCTGTTCATGGCTGCTGCTGCCATTTGCGTTTCTGCTGTTTGTGTATTTTTTAATACAATTTGTGCAACATCATCGCTTTCTACCGCAATATCTAATTTGCGCAAAATCTTAGCCTGGTCACTGGGATCTGGCACTAGCACTCGTAACAACATTCCTTCTTTTTGGTCTTCTTGCAGTAATTTTCTTAATGCTGTTCTATTTTGTCCTGTAGTAAATTTACCTTGTAATGCCGCTAGAAAACCAGTTTTAAAACTTTGCAACCTTTGTGGATTTTTAGCCCACTTATCTTCAATTTCCATAATTACTTCGTTAACATCTCCACTAAGTGCTTTGCGCCCTGCTGTAAAAGCATCTCTGTTTGTTCTAACTGCTGCTGCTTGCGCTCTTGTAGTCATCAAATCAGGTACTGATGTATTTAAAAGTGAACGTAAACCTTTTTCTAACTCTAGGGTTTCTTCACCAACACCATATGTTATTGGGTCTTTAAATTCACTGTCTGCTGTTCTTTGTAATTGTCTTCTAATTTTTTCTGCTTCCTCTACACTAGGTCTACGCGAAAAAATAACATTTCCATTTTCGTCTACCCTATACAAATTATTACCTGAACGTCCTTCTGCTTTGTTAAGAATTTGCCCAATATCAGGGTTGTTTTTTAATATTGTTTCTAATTCTGACAAAACATCGTCGGAAACATTTTGCGCTTTAAAAGGTGCGTAACCTTGTTTTTCTGCTGCTGCTGTTAATTTCTCACTAGAAGCACGATTGCGTACTGCTGTTTGCCCACTATCACCGATTGGGTCTAATTCAGTCTTTAACTTTTCTTGTGCAGCTTTTCGTAACTGCATTGGTCTTTTTTCTAAAGCACTTTGAATTATTGAAGCTGCTTTACCACCTTTACCTCTATAAGCTTTTACAGTTGCTGCTATAGTTCTATTTTCTGCTAATATTTTACCATCAATTATATCTTTCATAACTTCTTCTGGAGTTTTTCCTGTTTGCTCAACTATACGCTGTATTTCATTTTCTACGACTGAAGCACCACGCCTACCTGTTGTGCGCCTAGCCGCGTCTATCAATGCCTCAAAGGTTTTTGCTCCCACATCTGATAATTTACCACCTACTACTGAACCACCAGCACCAAATACTGCGCCTGGTAAAGTCCTTGATAAACGATTTTCTGTACCCTCACCTGTACCGAACCCATATGTTGCACCTTCAACAGCACCCCTTGTTGCTAATCTACCCATTGTAGCTGGAGCACCCCCAGGTATTAACATAGGCGCAGCAGCACCAGCCAATTCGTATCCCATCGCTGATTTAGGATATGCTTCTTGATATAATTTAAGACCACCCCGTATTTCTTCTAATAATTCTTCTACAGGTCTGCCTGTCATCATTGACCTGGTATATGCCTCTAGCTCATCTGCAAATCCTAATGTTACACCTTGACCTATTGTTCTTAATCTTTGTTTTGGAACAGGAGTATTATTGTCTACGGTACTTGATTTATTTTCGTCACGCACTTCATCCAATAATTCTAATATTTTTTTTTGGTTGCTCATATTTATACCTTACTGATCTAAAGCAGCTAAATAATCTTTACGCCATTGCTCTGGTTGGGTACGCCAAGTTTCTGACCAACGTTCATCTGTATAACCATCTGGCGTTGCTGGTATTTGTAAAATTGTTGGTGTGCCTAGCTTATCGCCTTTAAATCTAAAATCAGGAAGTATTTTTTCACCACCTAACCCAGCATCTTCTGCATATTGAATATATTCACCTCTTGTCTCATCATACAAACCTTCCGCTTTTCCATACAACAAGTTAGCTCTATTAACAAAGTCTGCGCGTTGTGCTGGAGCTAATTTTGTACCATCTCTAATGTTTAAAATAAATCCTTGTAATCTATCACCATAACTACCAGCAGCAGCAGCAGCAGCGAATTCGCTTTCACGAACTACTGAACCAGGATCAAGCATTTTCATGTAATTAAATATTAGTGACAAATCACCAGCTGGTGATGGATCTTGTACACTTGCAACAATTCTACCATACGCACTTGCAATACTATCAAAATCTTTAACTCTTTGTAAGCCAGTAAATTCTTTTCTTGCAGTAGATTGCATACCTATCATGTCTTTTGCCGTAATGCCTTTTGGTTTTGCGAAAACTTGATTATAGTACAGTGACATGGCGTCTTTTACGCTTAAACTATTATTTTCCAAACCAGCTAAAATTTGAGCAGCTACAGTATCACCTTGACTTGCTTTTTGTTGCAAAAACTGAATGGTTTTATTTTTATTGCCTTGAGCAACACGCTGTGCGCCCTGTTCTCTAATTTGCTGTCCAGCCCTCATTTGTGGCAGTATCAACGGATCAAGAGCAGCACCAAATTGTTGAAATGGCGTTAAACCAGTTTGCTCATTTGGCTTTCTCATGCGCTGAAAAAAACCTAACAAACCGCTTTGTTGTGGATCAGGGTTCATTGTCATTTTTTTCTCCTAACCAGTTGGAAACTGTGATGCTACTTGCAGATAATTAAACAACCCAGGATTAAAACTTGTGTTTTGTCCAGCAGTATTTGGAACACCAGCCCCTGTTACAGTTCCAAGCAACGTGTTCAATCCTTGCGCTGGAGCACCTAAATATCTTTGACCGCCAGCTTGTGCACTATTAATTAGCTGTTGTTGTATACCTCTTTGCAAAGCACCTTGTGCACTTTGTGCAGCTTGCGCTTGCTGTCCAGCACTCAAGAATTGGTTGCCTACATTAGATAATCCAGATGCAGCTCCTGACTGTATTTGAGCTGCTTGCATTTGATTAGAATTATTAGTTAAACCAGCCTGTTGATTTCTAGATGCTTGGTTTTGAATAGCTTGATTTATTGCATTTTGATTTGCTATACCTGTTTGTTGGTCTATACTTGCTTGCTGCGTACCAACTGTGTTTTGCGCTCCGATATTCGCAAGAGCTATTCTTGCATCAATTTCTGCTTGCTGTCGCGCTGCATTGTTTGCTGCTTGCATACTTTGTAAGTTTGCTTGCTGTGAAAATTGAGCCTCTTGACCTAACTTTGTGTTTTGAGCACCAGCATTGACAGTTGCCGCTTGTTGGCTAAGTTGCGCTTGACGTTGTGCAAATGTGTTGGCTGCTGCCATATTGCCAGCCCTTGCTGCCTGTTCCCTTTGCGCTCCAGCCTCATCAGCTTGCTGCCTTAATTGTGCAACTTGCATCCGTTGGTTACTATCAAGCACCCTTGCTTGTTGCGTTTGCCCTACATCAAATTGTCTCGCTTGCATTGCTTGCCCAAAGCCTTGTTGATAAAGTGGGCTTAGAGCTTGGCCTGTTTGCCTCAAAGCGGCCTCTGCTAATCTGTCTTTTCCAAGGTCTAGTCGTGAACCAAAAGCATTACCAGCTAATGTGGCTTGTCCCTCTAATGCTTCTGTAGATATTTTTCTTTGACGCTCAATTGCATCAGCTACAGGGTTTATTACCTGACTTTGGTATGGGTTCATATAATCTTGTATGTCGCGTGTCTGCAATTGATCTACTGCAATTTGCCCTGGAGCTACCGCCCCTCTTACTGCACCCACAGCGTTCATTTCTCTAGCTGGCCCTAATTGAGCTGCTTGTACTCTCTCTATGTCTCCGATAGATGCGCCGCCATAAGAAGCAGCAGGGGCAACAGAAATTGGATTAACTTGGGCTGCATCACGAACAGTTGCACCGCCAAAAGTTGCTGTAGGTGAAGCTGTAGCACCTGTCATATTTTGTGGACTAAAATTACTTAACCTTCCGTATGTATCTTGTGCGCCCCTCATAGCATTAGCAGACTGCTGAAAAACATTCGGCGTGGCTGGTTGTTGTGGTTGAGATTGTGGTAATACAGAACTTGCTATACTTCCAAGTGCTCTACCAGGATTAATTCGTGTAGATGATTGATTTTGCCCACCTTGCGGATACCTATTTGTAAATCCGCTTATTGCATTTGCAATTTGTGGCGCTGCTCTTGTTGCACTTGGATTAGCACTTTGACCCATGACTTTCTCCTACTTTCTTCCACCACTGCCTTGCATTTCTAACTCTACAGGCTGCATTTCTGGCGCTCTTGAACCGACTTCTCCACTTACTGGGTTCATACCAAAACTTTCTGTGTATTCAGCAAAACCAGGATATGCATCTTGTATTTGCCCAACAATTTGTTTTTCTAAAGGCGCTGAAGAATACCCTCGTATTCCACCATCATATACTTGTTCTTGCGGCAAATATGATTGACCGCCACTTGCCGGAAGACCAAAAGCATCAGCCATCATGTCTGTACTTTGCGCCACAGCATTATCAGATGGTGTTAGTGAAGCTACAGTAGGGCCAAATCCTGGTATATATGTAGCCTGTTGTGTGGCAACATCTCTACCCATCCCAACACCTTGCTGTACAAGAGTTTCACCAAATTCAGGGTATATTGTTTCTTGTTTTTGTGAACCGCCACCCATTTAAACCTCCAATGCGTATTGTGCGTTAATTAATTTCCAACCAAGTGGTGCTAGTGCTTTTTTCCAACCTAACCTACCTGTTAAAGTTCCACCAGTACAGCCGTGTGATATAGCCCAATTAGTAATATCAGTATTCATATCTTTTAATTGCTCCAATTCACCACCAGCTAAAAATAAATTTAATACTTTCTTTTGTGGGTATACCACAATTTCTGTGACAATGCACCCCTTTGGTGCAGCCCATAATTGCATCCTACTTTCAGCAATGCCTAAAACAATATCATCAAAGTTATGCGTTCCGTTAGAATACTCTAATGCGTCTTCTATCCAAGGTTTGCAACGCTCTAAATCATCACTTAAAATAAAATCTTTCATACTCTTACCATGTACTCAACGCTACACGTTTCCAAATTGCTGTAGAACCATCGTGAGAACCAACACATATATAAATGTAGTTTGTATCCCAAGCGATCATTCCAGCCGCATCACCAGCAGCTCCAACATTTGATGCTGGTGTAATTTGTTTAGTTGCAACTTGTTTAAAAGAATTTGCTGATGAAACCACTACAAATTTTTTTACTCTATCATATAAAATAACACCATCTTCAGCAGCAGAAGAATATTGATCCTTGGCGTCAAGTTGATTTAGAGCCTTGCCAAGAAACTTTCTTATATTTTCTGCCCATGTTTGTATATCTGGTGTATAAGGTGGGACTGCTCTCATTACCTACGACCACCTTGCCTAGCATCCATTCGCATTATACCAACACGCCAATCAGTTGAAGCATTACCGTCTACTCTCATTCTTACTTGACGCCCTTGAAACCTTACAGCAGTTGGATTGCTCATGTTAAATGGCCCAAATTCTTTTTCACTAGAATTAGGGTAAAATCTTGTTTTGAATTTTGCAGTTACATCACCTTGCGTTTTTTCGTCTGGTATTAGCTCAACAACGCTCATTAAATTATCGCCATTACCAAGTGAAATTGGGCCTGTTTCTGCATAAGGTGCAGCTAAATCATAATTATAACCAACCTCGTGTTCGTATATTTTACCGTCACTTGCAACAAATAATGGATATCTGAAAACACCACGATCAACACCTGATGTTCTATCCATCTCTCCTGTCATCCAAATATTTTCTGCGTAATCATACGCAACGTAACGATCACATTCCAAAGAACCTTTGCTTGGATAAAACCACCATATTTCATTCCATGAAGAATTAACTACTGCACTTATTTTACTTTTTTGATCTGTGTTAATATCAGAAAAAACAAAGTCTCCAACTTCACACATAATTTCTTGCACTTTACCACCAGAATATAAAAAGAAGCCTCTTTGCCCCATCCAAAATACACCAGCGTCAACAGCAGCAGCAGCAGCCGCACCAACCAAACCGCAAGAAGTTCCAACTCTTTCCAAAATGTAAACAAAAGGTGGCCCTGCATAAGTCATACTGTGGGCATCTTCTGTAGTTAAAATTAAAGACTGACCTCTTGTCCTTATTCCCCTTAGAATAGTTCCGTTCGTTTGTATTTGTGCGTCACCAGCTTGGTTTGTTAAAGCAGCAGTCCAAGTAGTATTATCTTGTTGGTCACTCCACCGAATTAGGCGTGGATCACCACCAGCACCAAAGCAAACTACAAATCTTTCTTCTGTTACCATAAAACCTGTATTTCCTGTTGGTGCATTGGTTACAGGCTGTGCTACAACAGCACCATTTAGCTGCCATTGATTTAAAACGCCATCATTTGGAGATAACGCAAGTAAATACTCTCCCCAATTATCTAATGACCAGACAGTAGCAGGGGCAACTTGGTCTGCATCTTGTCTAGGTTCGCCGTATTCCTCAAACCCATAAAAACCGCCACCATAACCAGTATTAACACCAGCATTTACAAGACCAGCCGTAAAAGATGCAGGGGTAATATCGCTTCTAACTCCACCAGCATTTACAGCATATAAATGTGTATCTGTTCCAGCCGCCAAAAAACGATTAGCTGTATTATCTTCCCAAGAAATAATTCTTCTGGCAACGCCTTGCAAATTAACAGACTGCCTTTGACGCCATCCACCTATTGGACGCAAAGCATCCTCATGCCACCGAATTAAGTTTACATCTCTCCAGCGACCTTGCGCCATCAAGTCTGTTCCGTTTCGGTATTGGCCTTTTGGTATATTTAACGGTATGAGAGGCATTAATTTATCCCTCTACGGCTTAGTAGGCCAATCAGCATCTTCCAAGTTAGGCCAGTTTTCATGCGTTGTAATATCTCGCAAGGCTTGGCGATACGTGGTCATTTCGCTAGACATTGTAACGTCAGAAAGCGCATAAAAGTC